AACTCGGTAAAATAAGCGATCCCGGCCTCCCGGCCGAATTTTTTAATAAACTTATTCTGCACGCCTTCGAAGGCTTTATCCATTGCCTCGCCGTATTCTTCGGAGGCATTGGCATTGGATTCTTCCAATCCTTTAGCAATAGCTGCCGCCGTAATACTACTTGCAAGGGCATCATAAGCCGCCTTTTGGTCCTCCAAATTCCGTATCTCCTCCTTTTGGTTGGAAAGATAATCCTCGTATTTATCCTCTATGACTTTGCGGGCGGCGGCATATTCGGCTGTACCCTTTTTTGCCTCACGGAGGGCGTCAAACTCCCGCTTCAACTCTGATCGGCTGTTTTCAATGGCCCGGTTGAGGTCTTGCGTATATTGAGCAACATCCGACAACGCATCACCTGCGCTAAACAATCCCTTTACCCACGTTCCGATCTCCTTGCCGAAAGCTGTCAACAGGGTAATGCCCACAACCAAAGCCGTCTGCCAGGAAAAGATGGACGAAATAACCTGCCGGAACACCGGAATAGTCGCTTTCCCCTCGGCTCGCAACGCTTTGTTGGCCATCCTTGCCCGGGTCAATTCGTCCGCAAACATCGGGAGGTTGTTTGAAATCGCCAGAAAAAGCTGCTGGAGGGACACTGTGATCGACGGAAGTTCCCGAGCGAGTTGCTGTACTTGGAATGCAAGCGGAGTAAAACCTTTTGCCGCACTCGCATAGTTACCGACATTATCTCGAAAGTTTAGCAACGATGCGTTAGCCTCATTTAATTCGGTTTGCATCTCCCGGATTTTTGCGCTTAATTCTCCTCCGATTTTCGCATTGTTCCGTTCCTCTCGGCCCAATTTATTGTATTGAGCTGTTAATTTCTGAATACCGGCTCGTAAATTTTCGACGCTGCCATTCAGTTTAACCTCTTCGCGGATATTGGCTTGAATCTCTCGGGTATAGGCCGACATCTCGGTACGCAACGCTTTGATAATCTGCGCTTGCTTGGCAACACCCTCGGAATCTCCTGCTTCCTTGAACTTTTGCAGTTTGGCTTTTGCTGTGTCAATAGCTGTCGAGGCGGCCTCCCACCCTTTAATTAAATCCGAGTATCTGAACTGGATATTAATAATCTTGTCGATAGTGTCCTGTGCCATATTTCTTCATATGGGTTAAATGGTTAATAAATTAAGCCGACTTTGCTTTCTGGGATACTGCCACCTGCCGGCGCACGGCGTCGTTCTCCTGAATTCCCAGAATGACAGGGTTGTAATTAATTTCCTCTGTTCCGGCGTTTTTGGGGGCGGAGATAGACAGATACAGATCGCCGTCCTCCTCGTACAGATCGACATAAAGACGGGAATCGTAATCGACGATATAGGGCGTTCCGTTCGATGTTATGGTATACGCTGTGCCGTTAATGCCGTCCGCTTCTGCAACCCATTGGCTGTCTTCACTCTTGCCGTCCAAGCGCAGATAATACGTTGCTGCCACCACTCCGTCTACTTTCAGTTTCAGCAGTTGGCAGTCGCAGATGTCGTTTTCGCCTGTTTCTACCGAATATATGGCGAATATCTGCCCGAATTGGGCTATATACACCGGCTTCGTGTAGTCGAGGTTGTAGAGATCGAGAGCCGTGAGTTTTGCCCGAATGGTGATGATCCGCAGACGGTCCACGACTTTCTGGTAGGAAGCGTATCGGGTCTTTACAATGCCTTCCTCGCCGCCGAACTTCATCCACGGATCGAATACGCCAATACATCGGGCAATGCCCGACATAAACGCTCCACGCCCCGATAGAATGCGTGGTGAGCACTCCGAATAATTGGCGCCGCCTTTTCCGTTATCCTCATAGATCGGCACAACGGCGCAATTTACCCCGTCCGTCGTTGCATTTTCAGATGCAGAGAAAGGCAGCGACACCAGCTCCGTTTCTTTCTCGATGTTTTCGTTGCGGATCGTGATGGTGCCGTGCGTGTCAGCCTTTACATCGTCGTCGTTGTCGTAGTCGAGGATGTTGCTTTGCGCGAGGTCATCGATGGTGAAAATCGATGCGTCGGGCATATCCACCCGGTGCAGGTCATTCAGGATAACCCGGCCGCTCCAGTCGATGATGTCGTTATTCTGAACATTGGCGATTATGTCATCGATGCTTATCAGCTTGATCGTGTTAGGGCTATTCTTGTCCGCATAGGCGAACAGACCGTTCATGGACATCAGGGCGAGGATAAAATCGCCCTGGGAGATGTCGGGAAGATTAGGCGCAACAGGGAAGAATCCCGGGAAATATATATCCCAATCTGAATTGTGAATTGAGATTATAGGATTAGGCAACGGAACCATCGACCCGGAGATAGGTTTGCTCATTTTTACTGTTACAACCCCTTGCGTGTCGGTTTGTACCGATATTTTGTGGAATTTGAACATCCACATCGTATCCGGGGTTTTGGTTTTTTCATAACTCTCGCCCTCTCCCAGAAATACGCCATCACAATAAATTGATATCTTCAACGATGAAATATCGTTCGCATCGTTGTGCGGGAGCAAAAAATCTCCCGTCGGGCTATTAGGATGATATAGTGTAATATATGATGTCCCTGAATCATTAAGTTTTATTCTCGGCTCGGATGTAGAGAATATCCCACGAGTATTTACCCACGGCTCTTTGGGCAATATATCGCTGGCCGACATTGATATATCGCAATAATTGGAATACCCATTTGCTTTGGGCCCTACCTTTTTGCGAGTGAGCGGAATAATAGGCCCAAGATTTTTACTATAAGCCAACCGTTCCTTGCCGTCGATGGTAACCCCATTCTGCCGCTCGATAGCAGACAGTATCGACGACACCAGTACTGAGGGATGCAGGTATTTAGGATCGGATATCCCCATCCCGAAATCCACGCCCCAGAAAGCAACGCCGGGATATTCACCGGTTGCGCTACCTTCCAAGATCGCCGTATTCTTATTCCAAGCGACAATGTTCTCCCCTGCCGCCTCCAGTTGCGGCCCCAAATCCCGCAGGTTCGCGTCAAACAGAGGCTGAAAGTTATCCACGTTGCCCCACGTAAGCGTTACATTGATCGTATCCGCAATATCCGTAACCACGGCGAATCCCTGCGTGAACAGCGGCACCCCGTCCTGATACAACGCCGCCGGAAGTCGTACATACGGAGCGTCAGCATCCGCATCCGGGCGGGCTGCCTGACCTATAGCCCGCATATTGGCAGGCGTAGGCGGCAGCGCAATATTGTAGGAACGGTTCGACTGGATGCTGTCGAGGCTCGAAAATATAGGGCTTTGATAAAGCAGGGTTACGACCTCGTCGCTCGAAAGGTCGCACAGAATATCGTTGATGTATAGTTCGTAGGTTGTCATAGATATTCGTATCTTACTATTTCAACGACCAAATCTTGCATCGGCGCGCCCGTGTCTTCGGATTCTGAATCTTCAACCATGAAACGCACCCAATTGCCCACATCCGGGTCGTACATAAACAAATCCTGACATCCGAGGATCGTGCGGCACAAGTTGAAAACATCCCTTTCAACAATGCGACTATGCAAGGTATAGCGTTTGGCCAGCGTCTTGTTCTGCACGTCGCGAGGTGTCAGCGTATCGTCGAGTTGATGATAAGTAGATTCCACAGACATTTCGTCGGTTTTAGATTCCTGCGTCCATCGGTATAAATAGGGGATACCGGCAGCATCCGTCCATTTCAGAAATATCCCCTTGGTGCAATAATCGTAGTAAGTTCGTATCTCCGCATTATAGTCTGTCGGGGTGGCTCCCACAGCAAGCGGCTTGCCAAGGTCTTCAGATGGGATTTTTGCCGGATCAAACGGGATGATGGGAGAAAATGTCGAATATCCGATGTATTTCTCTGTTGTTGTCGAGGAGGGCGTAAGCACGAAAAGCTCGCCCGTTTGTTTCGGAAAAAATAGCGACTGCTCGAATCCTGCGTTCGGATAGACCACAATGCAGGGGGCAGCGGGATAGAATTGTGAAATATTTTCCCCATCTCCCCATCCGGGGAGAATCTCCCGGTCTGCAAATCCAGGGACTGCGTAAAGAGCCGGTCCAACATGGTCATATTCGGAGGCAGTAATTACATAGGCGATTAAATTCGATTTGGTTCCTTTTATCAGACTTTCGCATATTTGCCCAACAGGGAATACCGCCACACCTTTGTCGTTAGTTTTGCGTGTCAAAGTGATAGACCGAGTGAATGTCCAATCGGACCCTCCTATCAATTTAAGGGACACGTCTATATTCCCCTTTTGGGAGAGCAGTTCAACCCGAAGATACGCAAAACGGCCCCGGGTCTCGAAGATATCCTCTGGGCGGGTTACCTTGAATACGTCATTTGTGTGCAATATCATAATTCTATCGTCGCATCTAATAGTTGATAAATGGATGTATCGAGTTCCTCTGTTATTTTTTTGCTGATTCTATCGACAACTTCGGGCAGTAAGTCTTTCATTATCTCCGTTCCTCCGCCCTCTTGATAAAGCACGCTTCCGCGATCCCAGACGCTTGAAGCGACGCCATATGCGTTTATCGATCTTGGGTCAAGGTTCCATCTCGATTCTTTAACCCGCGCCCACCGCTCTATCGCGTTCCGGAATGCCTCGAAGCTGCCGAACTCCTCTTGCACATCCTGTGGGGAACTTCCTTCGTCGATATTCTTGATGCCTTTGCGCCCGACAAATGAGACCGTAAGTCCACCATTTGTAGCTTCATGGATGGTTTTAAGGCTTTCAGCCGTTGCGCCGGTCGTCTCCTCCGGAACGTTCAGGGCGTTGACATCGGCGCCGCTGTTGGTTCTCTTGGTCATTATATTGAAGGCGATCTGCTCGGCGAGCGGACCGAACTCGTCTTCACAGATGGCGATGATCCGCTCGGGGCTAAATATTTCCTCTATTTGCCTGATAGTTGGCATATTAGCATATATTGTATGTTATAGTGGCACTTAATGTCACTCCCGCCACCAATGCATCGAATTTTCCGTAGAAAGGCGTTGCATTGGATACGAGTTCTACTTCGAGGCCCATTGACCGTAGCCGATTGATAAATGCGAATGCCCGTTCTTCCATTTTTTCGACAATAGGCTGCACCTCGGTCTCCGTATCCGGCTCCGCTTTTCCGAGCGCATCGCAGAAGTAGAGCGTAGTTGTGCGGCGCCGAGTGACCGACAATTTCGTTTCTGAAATCGTTTCGTTGAACTGGCGAAGCAATACGGGATACTGCTTGACATCGTCCATCAAGTAGTTCGCTTCGGCAATTCGTGCGTACATGCAGGTGCACATCCCGTCAGCCTTGGCACACTCTCTGAATATCTCGTTAATGCTTTTTTTCATCGTCTCCGTCTCCCGTTAGATTTGTTCGCTTCATAGATGGCTCGCTGTTCCATGTTGTCGCACTTGCATGCCTCGAATGCTTCGTATACTGTCGCCCACGGCGTATTCCATGCTTTATTCATATCTACGGCGCCGTTCATTATCTGGCAGTATTTGCGGCAGACGGCAACAAGACCGCGATTGGGTCGCTTGACACGCGCTTTCATCTCGGCGGCCGTGAGGGGCATTTCCAGCTTTTCCCACGATTTGCCGATACCTTCCAACCCTTTCTGTATGGCAATGAAATAGCGCTGGGCACGGATGAACCGGAGGCGTCCGATTTGCTCCTCGTCTATGCTGAACTCCGCGTTCCAGTCCGGATTGCCGTCAACGCCTATGCGGTTGAATTTCGTGAGCCCGAGCATCACGCCGAGCACGATGCAAAAATATTCGTACGACGGTTTACGGGCTTCGATGGCGTTCAGTTCGCCCATAGTGATGTCGGCAATGTCACGCACGGGCAGCCGTTTGTCGAACCACATTCGGCGTTTCATAGGCACGAACTCCGGCTCCGGAAGGCCTTGTATGGCTTTTACGATACGTTCGGTACCCATGCTGAATAATGCACGGTTGCGCATCACAACATCACTAACCGTATCTTTGGGGGTTATCTTCATAGGTTGTAAGTATTGATCGGTTCGAATATCTCCGCGTAAAAGTCCGGGCACAGCTTAACATCGTCAACGATGCGGATGATCTCTCGGCATTCGCCTACCATATCGTTCCACACGCGAACGAGCCGATGCGTCGGGGATGTCCGGGTGCTGCTTTCGGTGTTCTTCAACTTTTCCCCGGCAACGGTGTTGAATGTCATATGGTCGCGCGAGTAGTAGAAATAGATATACTTGGCAATTACGGATGTCCCCTTGTCCGGTTGAGCCAGCAGCGCCACAATGACCGGGTAATCCTCGATATTGTCGGCTACATCCGATCCCAGAAGCATTCGCAGAAACCGAGGTTCGTATTTGGCGATATATGCCTGGATGTCGCTTATGATTTTGGGGGCAGGTCCGGCGGGTTTACCGTCGCTCTTTGTCTCTATTCCAGCAATATATGTCTCGGGATAGGTGAAATATCGCTCGTCTAAGATCATGGTATTTTATTTGAAGATAGGGGCGGCGTGTTGCCGCCCCTATCCGGTTACTCCTCCAGGGCCTTTTTATAGAACCCTTTGGCGATCATCATTTCCGCAGTTGCCCGCGATTTGATGAGTATTTCGCCCTTGTTGATCCCGTCATGCGCTCTAATGACTTCGACGCGCATGACGTTGGCTTTAAGGGCGCGACGACCGCGCCTAACGGGGGCGCGTGTCATAGCTGCTTCATCTTTCGCTTTCATGGGTTACTCGGTCGGTCCTGCTGTTGCTTTCTCGATGGCGGCCAGAGCGGTGTTGATGTCGGCGACATAGATATTCGCTTTCATATCCGGCCGTGTAACGAGGGCTTGCCCGCGATACCACAGCCACAGACGATACGAATCCGTCTCCGGGACGCGCTCGATCTCCATAGTGATATTGCGCTTGTCGTGCAGCTGGAGCGTCGTGGAATCGAGCACGACGAGCTCCGAGGCCGAGAGTTTCGGGGTCGGGATAATCGTCATGCCATGCACCGACAAGGCCCCATTGGGCAGCACCGTGATGTAGTCGCCGAGGGTGTTCTTCAGCGTGCGCATCTTGAATTCGGTGGCATAGTTCATCAGCACGTAATTCGGAGCCATCGAATCGTTGGTCTCGACCTTTGCCTGCGTTTTCATGGCGAGGATCAGGTCGGCGATGTTCGGCGCCGACACGCTGGCTGCCACACCCGCCGTCGTTGCATTGAATGCCGTAACGCCGGATGTTTTCAGTCCGTAGATGTGTTTAGGCTTGGAGGCATCCACGCCGTCACCGTCCCACAGCAGAGAATCGAGTTTGGCTGCGATCCCCTGCTGGGCCTTCGTCTGCGCCCATGCCAGGAAGTACCCGAAATCTTCGGCGCTCTCAGCCGAGAAAGGAAGCACGGAACCGAGCTTTGCCAGCTCACGGTATTTGCCCGTAAGCGTGGCGGTGTCGGTATTGGTGTGCTTTGTCATCTCCTCTGCATACCCGGTGCCGTCGGTGTAGGAAGCATCGTTGTACATGATGCGGTTCTTGTCGTCGGGCACATTGATGCGCGTGAAGAGTTGCACGAACGCATTGCGGGGGCTGGCGTCTGCGTAAATCTTCGTCGTCAGCACGGTGCGGTTGGGGTCTTCGTTCGTCACGGCCGACGTGTCGAGTTTGAGCGCGAACTCACCCGTCGATACTCTGCCTCGTCCGTTCCGCATATCCTTATATGCGGCGGCGAACTCTTCCGATTTCAGCACCTCTTCCATAGCGGCGACCAGCGTTTTGTGTCCCTCCTGCTTGGGAGCGCCTTTCTTCATCGTGGCGATCTCGACGCCTTGAGCTTTAAGCGCGCCCTCCAGTTTTTCGATCTTCGCCGGCGACAGCCCGAGTTTCCCGAACTCCTCCTTGACAGCCTCGACGATCTCGTTCTGTGACTTGATGCCTGCGACCATCTCCTCGAACTGCCCTTTGATATAATCTCCGAGCGCGTTCAGGCCCTTTTTCTCGTCCTCGCTGAACTCTACGCCAGCGGGAAGCACAAATGGTTTAATCTCCATTCTTCTTTGTGTTTTTTTTGGTTAATTGATATGTGAACCTATTTTCCCGAACATATTTTCAGTGAGTGGTTTCCCCGGCTCGGCTGCGTTCAATGTCTCGATGATTTGCTTTTTGATCTTCATTTTCTCCTCCAATGACGCCGCATTGAGAGCATCGCTCATAACCTTGATGGCGTCCGGTAAACTCTTCACAGCACCGACGAATGCCGTTTCCTCGTTGGCTCCGGCAGTAACGACGGATATTTCATGCAACACGACTTCCTTAACGATGAACGCGTCGAGGGCTTCGTCATATTCCATTTTGTCCCATACGTAGTTGAATCCGAACGAGAACTGATTAATATCGCCGTCTTTGAGCTGGAACCACGCGCGCTTTGCATTCGGCACCGCGTCGAAGTTGCTCAACTTAACTTCTGCATATGCACCGTCTTCACGCTCTTCGATAGACAGTATCCGGCCGATAGGGTCGGCGAAATCATGTTGCCATACGAACGCGATTTTGCGGTTTGTGGCCGATCCCGGGCCCCTGTCGTTAATGGACTTGGCGAAGCATCCTTTGATAAGAATATCGCCCGCGCTGTCCTTGTTGCCGAAATTGGCGAACTTCACGAGGATAATATGCTCGTCCTCGTTCGCAATGTCCGCTTTTGTCACGGCGAACTCTTTGCGGCAAGTGTTGCCCATTGCCGCCCGGCGCGCTTCTATTTGCTGAGATAAGTTCATGTTATACGATATATTTCAAAAGTTCTGTTTTAGCCTGCTCCGTAGTCATCAGACCTCCGGACACGGCGTTATTCAAGGCATTTACGAGATTGGTCATGCCCGCCGCCTGTTCGCGCTTAGATTCTTGGAATAACTCAAGATGATCGTAGTAGGGCATAACCTTGAAATCCTCAAAGCCATATATCCTGTTGAGCACGGAGAATATATTATTTGCCTCGGGGATTATCGCGTCGTTATATAATATCGTTTTCGCTTCTTTGGCGTTGGCGTACGTTGAACCCTCTACGTCGAGCAGCACGCTCGGCACTTGGTAGATGTCCGCGATTTCTTTCTTGCAGGCTTTCTGTACGTCTGTCAGTCCCAGATCGGTAATCGTTGACGATACCGGACTTACGACAGCATTCATGAACGTGATCGCGTATTTGAATTGATCGGCCCGGATGCCGTACTTTCTGAATGCCTGTTGTATGTTATTCTTCTCCGACTCTGTTTCCGGCAGCCGAGCATCTCGAATAATATCGCCGCTTCCGGATGTCAGCGAGATAATAGCCAGCATACCGCGGTTGATCATCAGTTCATGCACAGCTTCGTAGGATGCTACGAAAGTATTCACCGGCTTCTGTAATGATACCATTCGGGAGATGTTGCCGCCGCAAGCATTGAGATCATAAGAGGCATCTCTAACGATGAACATATCTTCTTTGGCTATCTTCATCGAAGATCCGCAAATGGTCACCGTGTAATCCACGATATCCGCATCGGGCATGAACGATAACGCCGGAGATATTGCGGCATTTTCCGTGACGCAAAGATTGGGGGCGACGAACAGCTCGAAAGCTCCCGAGAATCCCACTGATTCCATGCGTACGATATAGGCTTTGCCGAAAATCTGCGTCATGGCCTCGATGTGTGCCACGAAGTCCGCGATGCCCTGCACGCTATTAGGATGCGATATGGTCCGCACGGCGTCCGGTCGTTCGAGGTCTTCACCATCTTCCGTGGTGGCTGCAAGACGTAGATTCTTAATTGCCGCGCATTTCTTCGAGATTACAGACATCAGCGGCGAGCAAAGTGCGTATGCTTTGGCTTGTCCCGCTTTGCCCCTGGTGTCGATCGTCCCCACGGTTTCAGTTGATCCCTGAAATACCGGAGGTACGCCGATGTAGCTCAATGTCGATGCCGGCAAATTTGAGGCTGTATTATTGCTTTTCCTGCGTATTTCGTAGCCGAATAGATTCATTATGCAGCTATTTGAATAAGGTTCTTGAATTCAGACTGAACGGCATATCTGGCAGCGTCCCATAGATGGTTGAATTCGTCGTGCGGGTAGTTTATGGCGATGCCGTTCACCGTCTCCCACACGTACGAGTTTGCTTCTATCTGCATGTTGCGCGAACGCACGCAATGTATCTTGCATCCTTTCATGGACGTGATGCCGTCCATGACAGACCCCGGGTATTTCCGCACGGGGATGACCGTAAGCCCTTTAATGCGCATTGCGGTTATCATGCTTTCGGGGGATTTGGCATATTTGTCGGCGCTATCTGCATAACATCGGGATACCCCGTTTGAGAAGTGCGGCGAAAGCGCTGCATATAATTTCGAAGTGTCGTCGATAGGCTGATATATCAGCTCCTGCAAGTAAAGATGGTTCGGGATCCGGAATCCGACACGTACGCAGGCCGTGGGGTCTGCTGTGAATCCGAAGTCGAGGCCCAACACAACGCGTTCGATGTCTTCGGGGAATTCGTCGATCCAGTCGATGTCGGGGAATATCAGCCCCTCCTGCGCGGCACGTACTCCGAGGCCGTACACTTTCCAGCGCCATTCGTCGGCAGTTCCGGCGGCGATATTCTCGGGTGTGGGTTCGTATCCTTCGATTGTGCGGCGAACTCCCGCCGGGCAGAAGGGATTATCCTTGTACGTCGTGTGCGTGAAAATAGTATCCGGAGCGCCCTCCATATGGAACGCCCAATGCTCCGTGTATTTTGGGTTCCAGTCGCCAATGACCATCCGCGTGCAACGCATGGTGATATTGTCGAATTGCGCACGGCTTACACCGTCGAGCATCTCGTTGAAATATACGATGTCGCAGTCGTGGCCCTCTTTGACATCCATTTTATCGAGACCCCGGAAACGAATCACGCTATCCTTGATGCGATATTCGGGGAGAATGTTTTCGCCACGCATACAATCGGGATCGTATACGCCGCGTAATTGCAACTTCTTGCGGAAGTCGTCCAGCGTCTTTTCCTTGCAATCTTGAAGCGTGGCCCGATAACAGTATATTTTAAGAGGTACGGACGATGATGCGCAGATGTCATACAGAAAGTCTGCCGTGTCGAAAGTTTTTCCGGATCGGGAACTTCCCTCGTCGAAGATACGGACGACGGCGCCGCTCCCGTCGTATAGCTGGTAGAGGTACATTTTGACTTTGTAGGTCTTGCCTCTGTATGTTACGGGATCGGGCGTCATTCCTTTACTGTCATTTTGCCGATGGACTGGATGATCTTGGCAGCTTCGGGATCGAGGACCACGGAAATAGGCTGTGTTGCGACCGTTATCGCCTTGCCGTTGGTTGTCACATCCTGGCGGTCGGCAAGATGCAGAACACGCGACGCAATCGTCGAGTTGTACTGCTCACACATAGCCCCCTCCAACTGATCGGATTCGATTCGCGCGCGCACGCGCGCACACACGCCAAAATATTCCTCTTGTTCCTCAAAGTTTCTAAAGGTTTCCGGAACAATTCCTGCAAATACGGCAAAGCTAGATAGTGTCAGCGGTCGTTCGTAAGGTACGGGTATAATAGAACCGTCGGCTAATACCCTGTTGCTGTATCGCGGGTTCGCTTTCACCCATTCGACATACTCTTCAAACTTGGCTTCAAGGGCTTCGGGGGTATATGCACGAGGGCGGCCCACTTTGCGGGCGTGCTTGCTGTCGAGTGTCTTATTGAATCCTTCCGTTCTCTTTGCCATAAAAAAAAGGTCTGCGGCCGGATGAATAGCCACAGACCCTCGTTCCCAGGAAACATACTACCAACAACGTGTCCTTTCGCCGTTAAGACTCGCGGATGTTTCCGCTTGTCTTGTCCGTGGCCTGCTTCATCACAGGCTTACGATGCAAAGGAGCGAACCCTCGGCACATTGTGCAATAGTTTGACGAAAAATTTTCAGATTTTTTGAAAAAATGTTTTGCATATTCAAATTAAATGCTTATATTTGCAATACCAAAACAACTAAACAAGGCCGACGGGCCATAAGCGGCAACTATGAAAAACTTTATCAATTCTTACGATCGCGTCAAAGGAGCCATTGAATCGGGCAAGGCTATCAACATCTTCAACATGGTAGACGGCGACTACGTCGGCATGGGCGAATTCGAATATTCGGACGAAGCCATGATCGTTCTCGAGCTCGTCGCCAAGAATGGCGAAGGATTCGTCGTAGACATCTGCAATCGTGTTCTCGAATCAATAAATGTCGGCAAGGCTATCACGTTGTCCGAAAAACAGCGTTGGTGCATCGCTTTCGCGGCGAATAAGATTTCGACGGATAAAGTCGATGAGCTGCACACAGCCGATGCTGAATTCATCGCTATGGTCGAATCTGAAGAGGCTGTTGAAAATACGGCACATAATAACGAATATTTTGAAAACATGGACGACAATCAATTTATTTCCATTCGTTCGCTTCTGAACCGAGCCGAAGCCGGTGAAACTATCTCCTCCATTAAACTGTCCGATGCCGGGAGATACGCCTCCAACGCGAAAGGTGATATGCTTATCAATACGGACATCTTCTTCTCGTCGCGCGTATATGCATACAGGGCCGATGACCGGCTGGTTAAGATTGGGAAAAAGACGCTTAATGTCGATGAGCTGCGCCGGCAACTCGAACGGTTCATCGGCAAAGGATCCGCCGTCGTTTGCATAGGCGGCAAATGCCTTCGTGGCGAAATTACAAAATAGCTCAATATGAAAGAGTACCCCGCATTTATTATCGATAGAAGTCGCCGTTCGGAATCGTCCCGTTTTTCCGACGACTTCATCGTCTGCACCGATCGGGAGGTCGGGTTCATCGCCAGAGTATACAAACTTCCCAAATCACGCCGTGCAGAGTTCGAGCAGAGCATCGCCTGTCTATCCGAATCGCAAATAGATAACCGATACTATTTTGCCATCATTGGAAATGTATTGTGCGTGCTGGAGGTCGTGCGAATGTTGCATGAGCCTGTTGCGCATATCAACAGACTTCGGCCGTTGATGAAGAAGGCTTTCAAAGCCTACATACACGGCGAAGAATCAGCCGTTCGACGGGACGGCCAGCCGTATGACGATCAGATAGCCGCTCTTGACGACATCCTGCGGATGGCAAAGTCGCAACGGTCACGCATGGTCGATATGAACGGTGAAGCGGCCACGGAACGATTTACAAGCGCGATTCAGTCGGCCCGCGATTCCGTTGCCTTGCTTCAAAAAATCACACAACATGAATAAGGATGCATCAAAACGGGGCGGTGCGCGCCCGGGCGCTGGACGCAAATGTAAAGGCAGTGCGCCGTCGGTCACTGTAAGCTTGCGCCTCCCCCCGGAATTGCGAGACGAGTTGCGCGCGTTTCTGAAATCCCGCCGGATGACCGCCGCACAGTTCGTGGAGGAAGGCCTATGCATCCACCGTAAACCCGATGCGAAGTCTTGATCCCCACCGTAAACCCGATGCGAAGTCTTGATCCCCACCGTAAACCCGATGCGAATAGCCCGGGTTTTAATGGGATAGATTGTTCAAAATGTCCGTGTTTTTCTCGGGGAGAAAAACAACTTTAAAGCGGTTTATTGTTCAATATGTATAAAAAATCCCCGAGCTCGTGGCCCGGGGGGGGGTTGGGTAGGAGGGGTTACCAATCTTCTGTATCGTTATCAGGATTGGCAATTAAATTGTTATGAACATCTTTCTGAATCTGATCTAATAGAGGATTACAGCAGTCTATGATAGCCCGGCGGTAAAAACCTTCTATTGCTTTCATTTTACCATTTTGTTTAAAGCATAAGTCATAAGTGAGAAGTTCTGCTGGGGTATCTGTCGCTGGTAAATATACACCATTAGTCATCCCAGCAGGAGAATGTCCTTTGATTTGTCGAATATCAATTTTATAACGCCCATCTCTACATCTTATGTCAAGTGTGTAGTATATATTTGCATCCACGATCATTCCCATTGCCGCCCTTGTTGGGATAACCGAATATCCTTTTACAATAATAATTCCTTGGTCGGGATCGTCTAATTGAATAACATCTTTTGCCGAATTGAATATATTCGTTATGCACAATTTTGTCGCATTATATAGGGCTTTCTTGTCATGTCCTTCCTCATGAACAACTCGGGAAAACACAACCTCGCCTTTTTCATTGAACGGCATTTGCCCTTTCCCGTATCGTTTTTGATCAGCTTCTTTATCGACTTGCGCCCAAATAGGGGTCGCAAATAAAACCAAAGAAATAGTAAGTAAAAGTTTCTTCATGGTGTTTAATTTTTGGTTTATACAATTTGCCCCCCCCCGAATACTCGGAGAGGGGCATGATTTTATTTTTAGTGCTATTATGTGTGTGCTTTGGCGTACGGCTCCAGCTCTCCTCCGGTAGGCATTAGTCTAATTAGAACACCTTTAGCCCTCTTTTTTTAGGGCGACTTCGCCCTTGTTTTTAGCCCTCTCTTCTCGGAATAGATCAAGTAGTACCCCATTTTGCCGAATTAGCTCCTCGTTTTGTCGAAGGACTTGGTCTAAATACTTCTTCATAGTGTTTGAATTATTTAAGTCAGCTTCCGAAAGTGTTGCGTCTTCTCCTCCTTGACTGACAGGTTGGTCGGTATTTTTGAGCATTGACCCTTCGCCGGTCAATAGCCAATTTATATCGAATTGGGGATAGGTGTTGATAATATAATTAGCAAGCTCCCCAGATATTTTTTTCACTTTCCCGCTCTGAATATCTAAAATGCGCTGATATTTTACGCCTATTCGTTTAGCAAACGTAGGCGCTTTAATACCGAGATTGAGCAATATCTCATTTATTTTTTCAGAACCTTGCATTTTGAATGAAATTTCTATTATTTTTGCGAAAAGCGTATTGTTATGGTATTAGGCATTATATCGGTTATTTTTTCATTATTCGCAGTATGTTTTAATCTGTATGTATTCCATCGTCTATTCAAATCATCGGAGCGAGATTATGAACGCCGCTGCCGATATAATGAACGAAAGCAAAGAAATGACAAGGGCTACAACTGAATAATATTTATTTCGCTTTTTTTCAGCAACCGATAATTCTAAATCCTCGTTTTGTAGTGCAATAGCATTTGTATTTTCTTGCTCTTGTGCGTATATATACCTTGCTCCACCTTTCGATATTATATAAGCAGTTTTTTTCTGTACCGCTAAGCCCGATACTGCCTTTTATAGCCGCGCCAAAGTTGCACAATGAACAGCAAATACGATAATATTGCGCTTCATCAGTCACTAATTCTTCAATATCTACTCCGGTAACGCATCCATTCCTGTTTTTAAGTCGTTTCAATATTTCTTCCGCTACATATATATCACACTCATTCATAGTTAATTACGCCTTCACCATAATTTTCAATTAAAAAATAATCGAAAATTCTATTATAAAAATTTGATATAATAGAAATATCGTGTATATTTGCATTGTCAACGGATTGATACAGCAAAGGTAAAGCGTATTTAACCCGAAAACAATGTAAAGATATATAAAAAATATCGAATAAACCTAATATAAAAGGCTATAAAATGGCTATGAACGACCAAATAATCGAAAAAAACGCCTTTACGCGCGGATTGTCAATAGTGGATAACTTCGACCGCCAAAACGGAACAAAACTGGGCCCGAGACTCCGACATGAACTCTGTATGGAGCTGGGGTTTATCAAACTTGTGGACATCGACGGCAAAAAGGTGGAGGTTCCCAATCCTCGCACGCGGCAGGCTCTGCATAACCGGCAGAATGGATATGTTCCCCATACTTCACTCGAGCGGAAAGCCATTGAGCAAACTTTCAAGGCATACATAGGCACTACGGACATCTGGGGCTTGGCTTAAGACTATGAAAACTGACACCATACTGAGCAAACGCGAGCGTGAGGTGATGAACCTCGTCGTGCTGGGCTATTCGGCCCGCGAGATCGCAGAACGGATGAACGTGATCTACCAATGCGTAGCCAACCATCTCCAGAGCATCTACGACAAGACGGGGACGAAGCGGACCTTGCAGGCATTGGTTACCTGGTATTTCACGCAGAATTTCGGCATCACGCTCAACGTGTCCGAGATGACCCGACGCGTCGGGGCCGCGGTTCTGCTGTGCCTGTTCTCGGTGGAGGTGTTCAGTACGGATTTCGAATGTCGCAGGTTGCGCAATCCCCGCCGAAGCCGAGGCTTCCGGGTGGAAGAGCTGATAGAGAACTAAACCAACAACACAACAATATGGAAACGAATTACGAAGAGGTGAAAGACAGCCTTCTGTCTTTTGGAAAGAAACATTTGGCCTGCCAATATGAATATAAGCGTCTTTATGCGGCTGAAAGTGTCGAGGCGGTTATGGCAGTCGTTAAAGATAATTTCTCATGGTGTTGTCAATTCTACGATTTTGCCGATGTTCTTTTGGCATACCGGGATCAGTTCGCCGAACATAAAATATGGATCAACACTTCTGTTGAAATTAAAGAAGGGGTTGGTTACCTGTTGACTACGGAAGGCGAATTCAACGCCGAGAGCCGGGGAACCTCGACGATCAACGCCCGGAGCTGGGGAACCTCGACGATCAACGCCCGGAGCCGGGAAACCTCGACGATCAACGCCGAGAGCTGGGAAACCTCGACGATCAACGCCGAGAGCTGGGAAACCTCGACGATCAACGCCCGGAGCTGGGAAACCTCGACGATCAACGCCGAGAGCTGGGGAACCTCGACGATCAACGCCGAGAGCCGGGAAACCTCGACGATCAACGCCCGGAGCTGGGAAACCTCGACGATGATTATCCCTACTTCGGCTATCGAATGCCAAGTAAACGATAAAAGCATCGCACGGTATATCCAAGACAATAGAGTTGTATTTGCGGATGATTCTATAAAATTCGAGAAGCAGGGATAGTAACAAGGAGTGCGTGGCAGGTTGGCAATGCCTCCGCATAACTAACGGAAGGAGATGTGAAGTAAAGCACCATCTACGCAGGTTCGAATCCTGCCGCACTCCCAAGATAGCAGCCCGCAAGGGTTAGGGGTTTGATCGCTGGCAATAACCCCAGCTGCAAGGCAGAAAGCGATTTTCGGGTCTTTGACGTATTGATACACGAGAACCATCCGAGTGGATGTAAAACCCAGGGAGCGACTTGGCGCAGAAGGGCTGGCAACAGATAAATACCAACGAGCGAGCGATGATCCGGAGCGATCCGGTGAGCCGTATCAACACTATGCCCGGTGTGGTTTGAATGTACCTATCCGGGCTCCAATGCGGGTTTTGTGCACACGTTCTTTCTGTCCATTTTGTAGTTTAAGTTAGTGGTTATCACACCGCGCAAAGCCCGCACCCTTGCCCTGATGGCGCCGATGCACGTGATCGGTGAGCCTTGCCTTCGATGGCGTCAGGGCACAAATACCTTAAAATTTCAAGACTATGGAGAATTTAAAAAAGCCACAGGCACGCATCCTGGCCTACTTCACCAGAGGAGGGACGCTGACCGTGTGGAAAGCGATGAGCAAATTCGGCACGACGGAGCTGCGGAAGATTGTCACGAGGCTCCGGCGCAAAGGCTACATCATCGTTGGCGATTGGTGTTACAGCCACGACGCAGACAGAGGGCGGGTTGTCCGCTACAAAGAGTATCATATGGTCGTTAACCCTGAAATTTCACAAATATGAAAACCGAGACATTCAAGCCCCGGAAATTTCTGGGCATGGACTTCACTCCGCGGAAGCGATACCGCGCGGAGATCGAACGGCTGGAGCGCGTGAATGCGGACATCCGTCGGAGCTTTGCCGAAGGCGAGAAAGATCGCAATAATCTTCTGAAAAAGTGCGCAGAGGAACGCAACCTGCGTATTGCCGTCGAACTCGATCTGATGAAATATACCCGGAAGCGAGGCGCCGACAGGCGTTTCATCAAAGAATAAGGCGTATTAACGCCTCCTTTCTTTATCCATCATTGCACGTCGTCTGCCATCCGTGAGGCCCGCGGGCGATATTTGGAGGGTTGGCCGAGTGGTTGAAGGCTCCGGCTTACTAATCCGGCGAGCGGCAACGCTTCGGGAGTTCGAATCTCTCACCCTCCGCAACCCCTTTGTTGATGGTGCAAGTAGAGCGACGATAGCGCAAGGGATTATTGCCGATTGCGCGGCAATGACAAAGCGGAACAGACGCTTGACTCTATCGGACAGGTTATACGAAAGCATCTGACAGCCTGGAAAGACAGGCATTTTGAGCTATGGTGTAATGGTAACACATCACCCTTTGGAGGTGGCGCTTCCGGTTCGAATCCGGGTAGCTCAACAGGGGAGCGATCCCCACGTTGTTAGTTTGATCGAAGGGTCATTCAATCAACGGAAGCGATAGAGGGTATATCCCTCGACAATCCGAGGCCGCGTGAAAAGAGTAGCAAGGCCGAGGCGGAAGCTCACGAAACGGGCAAAGAACGCAAACCGGCGGCGCGGAAGCCGTGTCGCCACCGCGGGGGATCGTCGTAAGTCCCCCGCATTTTTTGAAATAAACAATCATCTATTATATGCAGAGTTATATCAATGAGCTCAAAGAAAAGGGTCTCGTGCCCTTACGGCTCGATAGAAACACGGTAATCTTGGTTCCTCCGGAGAAAGCCAATGAGAAATACAAGGAACGCTATCTCAAAAATGCCGATAGGTCGCGTAGGATGGCAACGCATTTAGATTAGTTATGAATTACGGATTACCTTATAAGGGTTCTAAGAATAGTATTGCGAAATGGGTTATTTCGAATCTTCCCGCGTCGCATACGTTCGTGGATTTGTTCGCCGGAGGATGTGCGGTAACTCACGCTGCCATATTGTCTGGTAAATTCGGACGTTTCATTGCAAACGATATTACGGAATATCCCCAAGTCTTCCGTGATGCCATCGATGGGAAATACCGGAATGAATGTCGATGGATCAGTCGGGAGGATTTCTTCCGTCTCAAAGATGACGACCCCTACGTGCGGCTTTGCTGGAGCTTTGGGACTGGTATGCAGACATATCTATATGCTCCGGAGGTTGAGCGGTTCAAAAAACACATGCACGCGATATTTTTCGCGGGAACGCCCACGAGCGCGCGGTTGGCATGGAAAGGATTTGTCCGGGAATTTGCAAAAGTCCGTGATGAAATAGGAGAGCTGACGCAAAAGGTGCTGAAGTTGTGCGCAGCGTGCGACGTGGCACCTCAATACAATGCGGACGGCACATTGAATACAAAGGCGATACATACAGATGTTTTTCGGGTTAAATCAGCGTATTTGCGAAAATATTTACAGAACGCCCTGAAATTATCCGGTCTTACGCAAAAAGATGTCGACCGACACCTTGGGAATTATATGAGTAGGCATTATTTTGGCGAATCTCAATGGATGTTGCCATCCTCTGAACAATACGAGAAGTTGCAAGAAATTTTACCGGCGTTAACTATTCCGTGGGCGTCCTTAAACGAAAGTCTGCAAAGTCTGCAAAGTCTGCAAAGTCTGCAAAGTCTGGGAAGTCTGCAAAGTCTGCAAAGTCTGGAAAGACTGCAAAGACTGGAAAATCTGCAAAGTCTGCAAAGTCTGGAAAGACTGAAACTGTCCCGAAAGGATTACAGCGATGTTGCTATACCGCCGGGCGCGACGGTATACTGCGACCCGCCGTATGCTAACACGACGGGGTATATCGACGATTTCGACCATGAACGATTTTATAGATGGCTGCGGAGCATGGAATTCCCGGTGTTCGTTTCGGAATATTCCATGCCGGACGACTTTATATGCTTTGCGAGTATTGACAAAGCATGCACCTATTCATCATCAAAAACGATAAAACGCGCAGAAAAGATGTTCGTACACGAGCGGTGGGCGGATGCTGTGAGGCGTCCGGATGATAATGTTCAGGGGCGGCTGTTCTAATCCTCCCTGCGTCGCAATAGTATTACCGCCATAGTAGTATTGTCGGCTGGCGTCCTATCTACGAATAACCCCTAAAAGTAAGAAATTATGGATGACATTACCCGCGTCTGCCGCAAATGCGGGCAGGAAAAGCCGTTGAGCGAGTTTGTAAAAGATAAGACCCGCGAATTAGGTTATAGTTATACTTGCAAACATTGCAAACGAGAACACGCCTGTAAGTATCGTGCTGATAACCACGAAAAAATATTGGAACGCACCCGCAAGCATTATGCTGAGAATTCCGAAAGGTACAAGGAATATTCCCGCAAGTGGCGCGCCGCTAATCCCGAAAAGGAGCGGGAAATGCGCCGATATAAGCGCGAGATATTGTCTGACGGTTATTTAAGGCGTCAACTAAAACAACGCAACCTCCCCGTAACCCCAGAAACAATCGACTACAAACGTATTCAACTAAAGTTATACCGAGAAATCAAAAACCAACAAACCCATGAAAGAGATTAAGAACATCCGGGAATTGACGGCAGATTTGGGCCGCGTGTATGCAGAGCTTCGAGCACGAGAGATCGAGATCAAAGAGGCGTCGGAGATTGCCAACATTGCGGGTAAGATTATCAACGGTGCAAAGGCTGAGATGATGTACCGAATAGCCCGTAAGGAGAAGCCGTCGATACCTTTTTTCGATGCCGATGGCAAATAATTTTGCAGATTCGAAATGATTTTCTACCTTTGCTGTCGCGAGATCGATACCTTTGGTATCAACAAAGAACATATCTAACGCTTTATAAAGCGTTGTCCCTTGTCCACTTTCGGTTATACCGAGGGTGTCGGTCTCGCAAACTTGACTGGGGCAACGCCTTTTTTATTGCCCTTTACATATTAATTTAAACTTTTAACTGACAATGCGAGACCAAGTTAAAAGTGGTACCCGGGTAAATAACACCCAGACCACACCGCGCGCAAAGCGCTTCCCGTATTTTCTCCGCGACATGCGGAAACTCACTCTGAGCGAAGAGCAAACATACCAGGTATCCTTTACCGCAACCGTACACAAAGAGTACGGCAATCAACCCGTGGGGCTCGATTTTTCGTGTCCCTACAAAACGGCGCATCCTCTTCTTGCGCTGGGATATGCCATTGCCGACTGCGAAGATCGGTATTTCTCGACCGAAATAGAGGTCGGGTCGATTCGCATCAAAAAATTCTAAACCGCTGAATCATGGAGCATCTTGTAACGCTGGTTCTGCCGCTATTGGTGATAGCCGCAGTTTTCGGTATCGTCTACTCCGACAAGCGCATCTACGACGTCGTGGAGGTCATTCTCACCCGCGTATTTGAAAAATTCGATTAACCATGAACACGCAATACCACACCACGACAACATCCCCGGTTCTTCCGGCATCGGAGGAGCTGGTAGACATCCCGAGCGAATATATTACGGGCAACGTCAAAAAGCGTCCGACACTTAACGAATTCACATTGTCTGACAAGTCGATGAAGCTGCTCTTCAAAATGTTCGCCGCTTTTTTCGAACATAAGACACCCGGAGATGCCCAAGATTCAGATCGAGGCCAGTATTATACCTACGGGGATGTCGACGGATTTACCTTCGAAGTGGACTGGGGTGTATTTCACATCACCGTGGAGCGTCGTTACCTATGGGACGATCTGTTGAGCGCCCCCGATGAGGGGTTCACGGTTACAGAAGTATGGGACACGATCTATGATTGTTCTCGTCCGTGCCTGGCAAAACGAATGAACGATTACGCAAAACGAAACAACTTATAATATCATGAGAACACGTATTGAAGTCAGAAGCCGTGCTACTGGCAAGCTGATCACCAGCCATGCGGAGAACCGCCGCATGACGGCCAAAGAAATCGAAAAGGCAAAACGGGATTGTATGCGTAATCTCGATCCTTCGAAAGTCACATCACCGGAAGTAACCTATATCGAAGATTAGCTATGGAAGCAAAAACCGAATTGCAGACATTAAGCGCTAATCAAATCGCGCTGTTGTCTCAACGCCTTCCGGATGAGGCGGTCACGCCTCATCCGACAAAGAAATTCCTCTCGTCGATTAAATCCATCTATGTTACCGAACGCCTGAACGAAGTGTTCGGGGTCGGGCGCTGGCGCATCGAGACGGATGTCGTGGAGAAGCATGAGCGCATGGTCGTCGTGAAGCTCAAGTTCTCCATCCCAAACTATGGCATCTACTACGAGTGCTACGGAGGCAACGACAACTCGGACCTCGGTGACGCTTACAAGGGAGCCACTACGGATGCGATTACCAAGGTGGCGTCGTGGCTGGGAATCGGTGCTGACGTATTCAAAGGTAAATATACGAACGGTTCGGCTCCGAAATCTACGCAGCGCCCCCAGAACGAGAAAGCCACGGCTACCGCTCCAGTAACTCCGGCCCGCAAGCGCATCACTATGGAACACCTGGACAACCCCATTACCTGCGATCAGCTGATGAAATGGATGTATGGATTTCTCACTACGGCCAACTATGCCGCGGATTTCGACGCCGGAGCGCGATTGCTGAAATCATACGATGCCGATGCGGAAGTCGTCGATCGCTTCTCGGCACTCTTTGAATCATACCGTCAAGCACGAAAAAATGCGAAGTGATATGGAGACACTGGTAACATTGATTCGGGAAACGGCGTCTGTCTCCGAGCTGGCCGCCCGGGCTATCTCCTCGGTTGTAAACGGGGAGGTAGACCCGATAACGGCCTATATCAACATTAGCCGTATGGAAAAGGCCATAGCCCTCTACAAGGATAACGTTGATGTGCGAGACATCACGCTGCGGGAGTTATCCAAATACGGTAAGAAACAGACGTTCGGCGACTGTGTGCTGGAAGAGTGCGAATCCGGCGTCAAATACGATTATTCGATGTGCGGCGATAGCAAGCTGGCGGATATGTACGCCACGCTGGAAGCCCTGAAAGCCGACATCAAAGAACGGGAAACGATGTTGAAGCACATACCGTCATCTGGGGTTGCAGACCCCGATACTGGCGTGGTGATGTTCCCGCCGGCTCGGAGCAGCAAAACAGTAATCAAGACAACTTTCAAAAAACAATAGGAATAATGGCAGAACTTATCAATGTGTCGTTGTGTGTCAGCGACATTCCCAGGGACAAGATTTTCGTTGCTGAAAACGGCAAGAAGTACATTTCTATTTGTGTTTCGGAACTCCGCGAGGCTGATCAGTACGAGAACACGCACTGTGTGTTCATGCGTCAGTCCAAGGAGGAGCGCGAGCGCAAGGACAAACGGGTGTATGTAGGCCGGGGTAAGTCAGTGGTATTTCGCCCGGCGGAGCCGACGCCCGATCAAGTTGCGGATTTGCCGGTCGCCGAGAACGTGGATGACCTCCCTTTCTGATGTAGTGCCGTATGGTTTACGATCTGAACACCGACATCGACCGGGAGCGCTTCAAGCGACGTGCAAACGCTCTGATGACGCGTCGGGCCGTTGTCGAGTGTTCGGAGCGCAAGCCCCGGCGTACTTCCCCGCAGAACCGCTATTTGCACGTGATACTCGGCGAGTTCGCAATGCAGACAGGGTGCACACTGTCGTACGTGAAAACGGAGTATTTCAAGAGGTTTTGCAATCCGGAGTTGTTCGTGCGTGTCGAGTTCGACGAACTGATGCACAAAGAGATTGAAAGGCTCCGCTCGAGCCGGGACCTCGACACCGGAGAGATGACAACGGCAATAGAGCGTTTCCGCAACTGGGCGGCCGTGGAGGCCGGGATAGACCTGCCATCGCCTGGCGAGGCGGAGTGGATAGGCCTCATCGAAAGGGAGATGCAACACCAGCAAATATGGCTATGATATGGCAAGAATACGAACTATAAAGCCACAATTTTGGGATGACGCGAAAATAGGCCGAATCCCTCGTGACGCCCGTCTGCTATATATAGGTCTTTGGACCTTTGCGGACGATTTGGGTGTGGTGATCGCCGATCCCGTTTGGCTAAAATCAAAAATATTTCCTTACGACAGAATACAGATCCAACAACTGGAGGCGTGGTTAGGGTTGCTCGAGAAGACCGGTTTTATTAGTCTTCTCTCCGTCAAATCGGAGAGTTTCTATTATCTTCCTACTTTCTCCCGTCACCAAATAATCAATCGACCTAATTTGGACGATGTAAACATCGATAAGAAGCTATTAGACAATATTTTAGCTAAATTCACTGATCAATCAGTGATCAATCATGGATCAATCAGTGATCAATCAGTGACTATAATAGGAGAGGAAAAGGATAGGGATAGTAGTACCCCCTATAATCCCCCTAAGGGGGAAATCGGCTCTCCTGACTCTGACGATGAATCCGTAGAAAACGGACCAGAGAAAAAGAAAAGTTGCGGCAAAAGAAAAGAGGCTGATTTATCCTTCGTCGAACCTTCGTTCCAGCCAGTGATGGCGGAATGGCTTGCTTACAAGTCTGAACGCGGACAGACATATCGGCAGCAGGGATTAAAGGCTTGTTATTCCAAATTGCGGGAACTTTCAAACGAGGATCCGGACATTGCCCGTAAGATCATCCGACAATCTATGGCAAATAACTGGGCGGGGTTATTCCCGCTGAAAACGACAAATGACTATGGACGAAGTACAAAGAATCAACCCCCATGCCCTGATGAGCTCGCTCGGGCCGTCGCTGAGGGAATCTCTCGCGCTCACACTCGCCAAGAGTGGGAGTGAGGAGGTATCCGTACTTGCAGGGCCTCCGGCATCGGCGGCACATATCGCCACGGTGGTGCATAAGCTGTCCGTATGTTTTCCGGATATGTCGAGCGAATTCTTCTCTATCCTTGCCGAGCGTATCGGGAAGACGGGAATGAGCGGGAAGCGGCTGGAATATGCCCTGAACAGGGTGCTGGACACGTTCACGTACAAACGGCTGACGATCGCCGACATCTTGGGCATCGATGTGAAATGTCGGATTCTGACGTATTCCGCGATGTGCAATGAGGTGGCCCGGAACGGCGGCAGCACGGACGATTATGCTCCGATACGCATTAGCGGGGCCGAGAAGCCCGGATGGGTGCTCAAAGGAGACAAGGCGCGGTATAATATCCAGGACGAGTTATAATAATCACCATGACACGACACATCGAATCACACCTGCAACGAATGTGCGTCAGCTGGTTTCGACTCCAATACCCGGACATCGGGAAGCTCCTGTTCGCCGTACCGAACGGCGGCGCCCGGAGCCGCACGGAAGCCGCGATAATGAAAGCCGAGGGCGTAATGGCAGGCGTTACCGACCTTATCCTGCTGCTCGGACGTGGAGGCTTCAACGCCCTATGTATCGAAATGAAGACTCCCGACCGACGTTCCGTCCTATCGGACGCGCAAATCGAATGGCGTTCACTCGCAATCACGAACGGGAACAGACACGTCGTCTGCCGAACGTTCGAGGAATTCCAGTCGGAAATACGTTGGTATTTAACCATGTGACACAACAACCATGAACAAAGAGATTAAAATATCGATCAAGAACCGCTGGACAGGTTCTATCCTTTTCGAGTATTCGAGCGTTGACAATACGCTTGCCAAAACGGTAACGGAGGCCTTGAAAGGCGAAGCCAACCTGTACGGAGCCAACCTGTACGAAGCCGACCTGTACGAAGCCGACCTGTACGGAGCCGACCTGTACGAAGCCGACCTGTACGAAGCCAACCTGTACGGAGCCAACCTGCGCGAAGCCAACCTGTACGGAGCCAACCTGTACGGAGCCAACCTGTACGGAGCCGACCTGTACGGCGCCGACCTGCGCGAAGCCAACCTGCGCGGAGCCAACCTGCGCGAAGCCAACCTGCGCGGAGCCAACCTGTACGGAGCCAACCTGTACGGAGCCGACCTGTACGGCGCCGACCTGCGCGAAGCCAACCTGCGCGGAGCCAACCTGCGCGAAGCCAACCTGCGCGGAGCCAACCTGTACGGAGCCAACCTGTACGGAGCCGACCTGTACGGCGCCGACCTGCGCGAAGCCAACCTGCGCGGAGCCAACCTGTACGGAGCCAACCTGCGCGGAGCCAACCTGCGCGGAGCCATAGGTACATACATGGCTTGCCCCACCGATGGCAGTTTTATCGGCTGGAAGAAGGCTTCGGAATATATCGTGAAGCTGCAAATCCCGGAGGATGCCCGCCGCAGCTCTGCCGGAGGCGAAAAATGTCGCTGCGACAAAGCCTATGTGGTGGAGATTCAGAATGCTGATGGAACTAAAGCCGACATCGACACAATTCATTCGAACCATGATGCGAACTTCGTGTATACGGTCGGCGCTACCGTCGCGGTCTCCGACTTTGACGGTGACCGCTGGAACGAATGTGCTCCGGGTATCCACTTCTTCATCGACCGCCGGGCGGCCGTGGAGTATTGACGGGAGAGCCATGAAAGTCATCGTCACCTATTACCGTTCCGAAGTGGCGAAACCAATCCATCAAAGGATTCGGGAACGCGGTAGTGCCGCAGGTGGCATTGCAGATATTCGAAACGATAAATAAGCACGAAAATTATGAAAGATCAGGTAACAAGCATTGAGCGGCCGTTGCGCCTCGTGAATGGCAAATTTATGCGCGGGGATATAGAGGTAAAACCTGAAATCGGCAATCCCGAACAAATCGCGCTTTTGCGGAAGATCGAGCGCGAACGTACACAACGGGAAAAGGATGCCAATGATGGCCGGTTGGATGTCCACATTCATGTGGAAGATATTAAGTACGAAGTCGTCTGTGAGTTCAGGTGCATTTGCGGAAATGCGATTCAGGCGAGGGGCATTAATTATACTGACGATTGGGAAGAATTGGAATACCCTGTTTATGAGGATGGGTCAATCATCTGCGATAAATGCTACCGGGAGTATGAGATTAATGATTTACATGCAAAGTTGATTAAACGATGAAAACACGCCTACTGAAACGACTGCGGCGGGAGGCTGACAAGAAGTTAGCTCCAATACGCATGATACATCCGATTCATTTTTCGGAATTTGTTGAATGATGGAATTACCGGATGTATATGGCATACCGAGAGAACTTTATCCTCCGCCGCGTTGCGGAGCTAAAAGGAAATAGAAAATGAATACAAATGTAATGTTTTCAAGTGCAACAGATTTGTGGGCTACTCCACAGGACTTCTTCGACAAACTCAATGCGGAGTTTCATTTTACTCTTGACCCCTGCGCGTGTCCGGATAATGCGAAGTGCGCGAAGTTTTACACAAAACACGATGATGGGTTATTGCAGAATTGGGCCGGTGAAATTGTTTTTTGTAACCCGCCTTATGGAAGGAGTATTTGTGACTGGGTAAAAAAGTGCTATGAAGAATCGCGCAAGCCAGGAACAATCGTAGTCGCCCTTATTCCGGCCCGAACGGATACATGTTATTTTCACGAGTTTATTTATCGTAAAGCGAAAGAGATTCGATTTATTCGAGGACGGTTAAAGTTTGGCGGAGCGAAGAATAGCGCACCGTTCCCAAGCATGGTTGTAGTATTCTGATTTATGAGGTTAAAAGGAAAGAGAAAATGAAAATCAACAGGCAAATAAACGAATGTTATTGCGCCAACTGCCGAAAGTACGAAGAATGCCGAGCCAAAGGAGTATTCGACGAAGATCCGGGCTTCGACTTCTGCGTGAACTATGAGGATGTGAGCTATCCCGATGACGATAACGATGAAAACGATTGAGCCATGAAAAGCGAAAATGCAAAGGAATACATTACACATGCCACGTGTACGGCACAAGAGTATGCTGAAAGATTCGGAGGGCGCGAGTTGGTCGTGTCAAGATGGGATGTGTCTACCGCTATCGAACTCGCCGAGGAGGAGGCTTATGAACAGATACGGGCGAAAGCGATAGAAGAGCACAAAAAACGCTGTTTCTTCCGCAACTTCCGCAATGGCGAATGTGCAAATACGGCAACTAAATGCGGTGAACATGACTGCTTCTATATGAGTGAATTTATCCAAAAACTGAACGAGGAATGAAAAACTTTTTGATTGATGGTATTTGGCAAGGACCGCCGAATGGGTTCGACGTTAGAGAATGGCTCAATGAGGTTGTCGCCTATTCGGGTCTTGACGAATACCTTCAACCTACTGGAGTTATTCGTCGGTTTCAGAAGATAGAGCGAGTGCGCCGCAATGGCCGAGGCCGGGGCAAGACCGTCGAGGCTATTGCCGCGGAGATCAACAGGACAAACAATCTAAAACGACAAGAATAGGATGAAATTCACCACCCCGTGCTTTGTCCGCGTCGAGGATGCGGAGAAGCGGAAAGAACTGGCTGTGTGGCTGTCGAGTATAGGCCGGTATGTATCTCCTGCCGTCACATCAAGCGATTATCATAAAGACTGGGTAATAGTTACGGAACCTTACGATCCTGATTTGGATGGTTATGTTGGTATTTGGGCTAAGACACCCAAATCACCAGCATTTATTGACTGTGGCGAAAACATCGAGCTGTTCAAGGCGCTGGCGGCGATGAACGATGAGAATTACAACGAGCAGTATTTTGTTACCGAGTTAGCCGGGAGTTCGTATTGTGTGCACAAAAATCGAAATACAAACCTTGCTTATTCTCTTACTTGCCGCAAGGCCACGGTCGCAGAGATTATCGAATATTTCAAAAAGAGTGAAAAATAATACGATATGGCTTACTTTATTACAGAGCCTTTAGCTGGCAGCGACGATGTAGTTGTGTCGGTTTATAAGAATACGGGAGAATATGTCGGGAATATCATTTGCGACAGATATAAATGGAGGATGTCGTCCGATGATGACAGAGATGACATTATTCGAAAGTGTTTCGGCGATAAGAAGTGGATTTGGTGAAATGAGCGACTTGATCTGTCAAATAGTTACCCGTAGAATATATGCTTACGTGGCCGAGATATTCGAGGGACCCGCATTTTGGGATGGCAAGTGGTGTCTTATGGTCGATGTGATTTGGCGGGGCAATGGATGTCCAATACGTGAAAAAATGGTGCTAAAGTTCGACACCGAAGAAGAGGCGGGACGGGTGAAAATCGGGACGATAGCGAAGGATAAAACACTTTATGAATTACTGAAATAGCGAGATTCTCGCAAATTCTCGCAAAATTGAAATAAATATGATAACGAGGGAACAATATTGCGCCGCCAAAAAGATCGTCGAAATATACGAGGATCAGGTGTATGCTGAAAATTTGGAGCAGGTCAAAAAAGATTTTCCGATTGGTAGCCTTGCGGAATCAAAATCGGGATGGACCCACGGAACTGTTTGGGGATATGGCCGTGTGGGTTGCGATGCGACGCTCAAAGTTGATACAGGCTACCATCGAGCCGGCCGTTTTCTTGCCAAGTATGCGAAAAAACTTTAAACAGTTTGAAAGACTTTAAAGAACTTGAAACATGGGAACGATTGAGAAAGCCCGGGAGTATGCCCGGAATGGAATGTCGCTGTACATGGACACAAGCGACGAACAGGATATTTACTGCGAGGATTTGATACAGGCATATCTTGCTGGGGCAAAATCCGAGCGTGAAGAGCTGATCCGTTGGCATGACCCGAAAGAGGAGTTGCCGCCTATTGAAAAGGTTGTGTTAGTAAAACTCAACTTCGGAAGAGGTTATGCGTTAGCAGACCGGGGTGACGAGGGGTGGTGGTACGCCGATTCCGAAGAATGGGAAATATCGGATGAGCAAGTCATCGGCTGGCGCGAGATTCACGAATAGAGCTATGGATATTCTAACCCCACATGGCGGCCTCACGAACGAGAAGATTTGCAAGGCGCAGATCGAAGCCGTCGAGAAGAAACAGAACGAATACAAACTGATCGGTCGTTTGACGAAGGTCCCCGGTCACACCCTTTACAAGTTCAATGCGACTACGCGGGAGGCTTCGAAAGCCGAAATGCGAACCGAGATAATACGCCAATACGATCCTGATACGGATACGGTTATCCGTCATGTCAAATCGGACGTGAAGGTCGAAAAGGACTGCTACTATGAACAGGCGTTGAACATGAAGAACTTCATCAAACGCCTGCGCCGCCAGGGAATCATCGGGGCGGACGAAGATGTGAAATTTGTAAAAGAATGA